TTTGTGTTCCATGGCAAATTTATGAATCCCCTAAAAGCGTAGTGGCAGCTTTCATAAGGGGGATGTTTGATACAGATGGTTCGATTAGTAAAGATGATGGTGGTTGTGTCTTGGTTACTTTTTGTGAAAACATTGCTTATGGCATAAAATATTTACTGAACATGAAGTTCGGTATAAAGTGTCATGTTGGTAAATATCATGTTGAAGAAGCATTTGGTATAAAATATGATACTTATAAATATTATGTTAGTCCTGCTGGTTCAAGGAAAAAGTTTTATGATTGTATAGGTTTTAATCATCCTACTAAAAAAGCAATATCTGAAAATCATCGTGATGTTAAGGGTAGAATTATGAGTGAGAGGGTGGTATCAATTGAAAGAATTGATAATAATGATGTTTACGATTTAGAAGTGGCTGGTGATCATTCGTATGTCGCGAATGGGCTTATTTCACATAATTCGCCATATGTTCAAACAGTCTATCGAAGATCATGGTATAGAAACTGAATTATTATCACTTGATAGGACTGATGAAGTCCCAGTGAATGCCAAAAAAGCTTTTGTAGAAAATAGAGTGGAGTATCCTTATGATAGAACACTGGCAAGAGAGGCAAGGCACTTAAAATACGTTGGGAAGAAAGTGGATCACCCAACTGGAGAAGGGAAAGATATTATAGATTCAGTGTTTGGTTCCGTATACAATGCAGAAAACACTGAAATGAATAGCGTTGCATTTGAGATATGCGTTGCTGGAACTGATGACGATTAAGGTGGTATTATGAAGAGAAAGACAATTGACAGTAATTTTGGTATTTCCAAAAGGGCTAGTGGATTCATTGAAGGTGCTACACTTACGGTTAAGGGTGCCACTGAACCAGTGATGGTCCATGTAAACCCTGAAGAAGCTTATGAACTGTACACAAACAATGATTGGTTAGGGGCAGTAATAGATCGTATTGTGGATGATTGTGCTATGGTGGATCACATGGTAGTACCTAAAGATCCCAATGCTGAAGTTACTGGTAAGCTAAAATCTAGAATTGATTTTGTAAATGACTTCCTTTCTAATCCTAATCCAAACAAAGAACCGTTTAAAGAGATTAGGAAGAAGATGATCAGGGATGCGTTGGTGGTTGGCAGGGGTGCTATGGAGAAGGTGAATGATAATGGTAAGCTAAAGGAACTGTATTCGCTATCCACAAAGAGACTAAAAGTAAGAACAGACGAACATGGTAATCTGTACAAACGTAAAACCTATAAACAAGAAGCTACCAATGCTATTGGAAGAACAATAAATACTAAGACCAAAGAACAATTCTGGAATATTGATGAAGTAATCTTTATGGTCCCTCGCCCTGTAGCACATACGCCCTATGGTATTAATCCACTAGATACAGTGGCTACCAGTGTCTCTACTGATTTGTTGAGGGCGACACACAATAGCACTAACTTCCTTAACGGTTCAGAAGCAAGTGGAATTTTGTCAGCACCGGGACTGAGTAGAAGTGAACTAAGAAAATTCAGGCAATATTGGGAAGATCGCCATAAAGGTGCAAGTAGGGCACACACTATGGCGATTATGAATACCAAGGATGTTAAGTTTGAAAGAATGTCCGAGACTAACAGGGATATGGAATTTAACAACTATGGTAAAGAACTAAGAAATAAGATCTTTAGTGTTTACAAAATGCAACCCTTTATTCTGGGTATTGTGGACGAGACAACTTCCAGGCTAGACCCATCAGGGCAGGTGAAAGTATACAAGATGGGTGCGATCAAGCCCATGTTGGTAATGGAAAGTTATCATTATACCATGGAGATCTGTGAAGATGGGTTTGGGTTTAATGATGTTATGATTATCTTCCCCGCTATCGATAGGGAGGATGCTAAGGAAGAAGCAGAGATTGATGGGGTAGATATAAAGAATGGTGTAATCGTAGTAAACGAACGTAGAGCTAAGTTGGGCAAGCCTCCAGTAGCTTGGGGTGACACCCCCTTCCAGCTTGCTCCCGGTGGTGGACAGGTTGATCCAAACACTGGTCAGCTTATTCCTCCACATGAACAACCGAATAATGGCCCCAATCCAAAACCGGCAGAAGGTAAGAAGCCTGCGAAGAAGCCGGAAAAGAAACCAGAGCCATCAGCAAAAGATATCATGGATGAATTCATGAAAACGTATGCCAATGTTTTTGTGAAGGATAAGAAGAATGCTGAAAAAGTATTTAGTGTGAAAAAAGTCAAAAGGCTTTTTAAGGATAAAGACGAACGCAAATTTGCCAGTACCTTTATTGCCAGCATAAAACTTTTATCAAACATTTTTGATGGATCTTCTGGAGAATTCAGGAAGAAGATAGATAGAGTAATAAAGGATATGCAGTTTGATCAAGATTATTACAAACTTTATTTGGATTAAACAATGGCTAAGAAAAAACATTCAGGTCGGTTGAAGAGTAAAGTTATTACTACTTCTAAAGAATTCAAGGAGTATGGCATCCCCAAAGAATATGATGCTGCCATGTTTTTTGAATACGATGACGAAAAGAAAAGCAAGGGGCTTAAAAAGCAGAAGAGACAGCAGAACAAAGCTACAAAGAAAAACGGTATACGAAAAATTGTTGGTTATGCCGGTACCAAGTTTAAGGATAGGGTGAAAGATGTAATTCCACTTAGTACTTGGAAGAAAGCAAAAAATGACTTACTGCAACCGGGTGCTAATACTTCATTTTTCAATCACGACACTGACAAGCCCATTGGTAAAGTACTGAAGACAGTAGTTGATGATGTCGGTTTGTTGGTAGACGTGATGATTAGTAAGGCAAAAGACGTTGAAGATATTTGGACTAAGATTGAAGAAGGTATTCTCAATGCTTTGTCGATTCGCCTTAGACCAAAAAAGGTGAAAGTCATTGAGGATGAAGAAAGCGGAAGGATAAAGGAGTTTAGAATTCTCGATATGGAGTTGTTTGAAGTAAGTGTTGTAGGACTTCCTGCTAACGCTAAAGCAACTATAAATGATGTCATAGGTAAATCACTAGCGAAAGCTAACAAACAAAGAAGGAGTAATAGAATGGCTACTAAGAAAAAGAGTAGGAAGAGCAAGAGCAAGAAGTCTACCAAGCGCCAGAAGGATATTAAGCAGAATGGTATGACGTCTGCTGAATTTAAGAAGGCTCTTGCTGCGAGTAACAAATCACTTGGTGACACCATTGCCGCTGGTATTGGTGAAGCTATGAAGAGTGTTGCTGCTACTCAGATGTCCGCGAAAGATCGCAAGAAGGCTAAGAAAGCCAAGGAAAAGCGGGCACTTGATAAGGCTCTTAAGGAATCGCCGGTTCTTGCCGCGATTTACAAGAAGTTGGATAAAGATGACGACTCTGATCGTAAGGGTGGTCAGGACGATGGCAAGGAACCCAAGCGTCAGAAGGGTGTTCCTGAGAAGTGCCTAGAAGATGTTGAAGACGTGAAAACGGCTGAATATGTCTGCTGGCTCATGGGCGATGGCGATAAGAAGAAGTATCGTAAGCGCGTGTGGAAGGGTTTGAAGCCCGAAGAGCAGGAAGCGGCTACTGAGTACTACGGCATTTACTTGATGTCGGCAGATCTCGGCCGTCGTGGTTAACTAAAGAAAAAGAAAGGAGATTTAATCTCATGGCTAATATGTCCCTAGTTAGAAAAGCACTCTCGGTTGCTACCAGTGGCGAGAGTATTTCTGCATATCTTCCTGATCCTCTGGCTCAGCAGGTTTTGGAATTTGTGCGGGAAATTAACCTTGTCCGTAGATTGGTGAACGTTTTCACCATGCGTGACAGAACGTGGAAAAAGCCGAAGCGTACCTCCGGGTCATCGGCTTATTACATTCCTGATGGCATCACGGCAACGCTGTCCGACTTCGTGTCGACCACCGTTACGTGGGAAGCTAAGAAACTGATGAATTACATTATGGTTGATGAGGAAGCCATTGAGGACTCTCAGCCGGACGTGATTCAGCAGGTACTTGAAGATGCAGGCGATGCACTTGGTGAAGCAGAAGAGTATGCCTTCTTGCAGGGTGATACTAGTCATACGGCTACAGCCCCGACTCCGGGTAGTGCAACTGCTGCTAACTGGTACGTTCGGGATAGTAGGTTGGCTTTTGACGGTATCTTCACTGTGGCTGATGCTAGTGGTGCAACGGAAGTTGCTGCTGGCGGTGCCACGTTTGATGAAGATATGGTTAATGAAGCGATCTACAATCTTGGTAAGTATGGTCGTAACAAGGGTAATCTGTTTGGAATTATGCCACCGGATCAGGCAGCGAATGTCCGGATGCTGGATAATTTCAAGGATGCTAGTAAGAGCGGTTTGAATCTTGCTAGTTTCATTACTGGTATGGGTTCCGCTGGTGAAGGTAACAGTGTCGTTACCGTGATCTACGGTGTTCCCCAGTATGAAGCTCCGTTGGCTCCTGAAGGTGAAGCAGTGATCATGCACAAGAAAGCTTGTGAAATTGGTGATCGCCGCCGGATCAAGATGGAATCTGACAAGGTTATCGAGTCTGATCAGAGGAAGTATGTGACTAGTGAACGTATTGCGTTCCAGTTTAACTACACGGACATGACGTGTCTGATCAAGAATCTTAGCACCGATGTAAGCTTCTCGTAAGCGACATAGTTCTGGGATAGAAGAGCGCTCTTAATCGGGCGCTCTTCTTTTTTGTTATTAAGCTATGCAAAAGATTGAGATAAATGATGACTATGTTCTTGTTACTAGACAGGAACTGTCTAATGCTGCTAAAAACCTAATACTGAATGTAGTGACTAATGCTAACGGGGAAGAAGTAATAGTATTTGACTATTATGTAAAGGCGAACAACAATAAAAGCTATTTAAGCCACTTTGTTAACAAGTACAGCCTAGTAGAGGGGTACACCAACCCACCGTGTCTAGTGATGCTTAAAAGGCTGTTCAAGGACGGTCTGGGTATGCACCAACTGTTACTGCTGGCAGTAAAACAGGGGGCAAAGGTCAAACATGTCCAATCCACAGTAGGTATGGTGGACTTGGATGATATGGCTGTGGATGGTGCTGAACATTACAAATTGTGTAAAAGGTATGCTTGGGATTTCTTTGATGGTGAAAAGATTCTAGAAAGAGATGGTAACAAACACAAGCTGAAAACTAGAAGAATGCCAGAAGGTAGGGTAGCAGTATTCATAATCACCAGTACAGAAGAATATCTTAAGAGGTGCCTGGATAGTTTGTCCTTCAATACTTATAGGGAAAATACAGATATCTATGTTAGGTGGTATGGTGATAATAATTGTCCACAAGAAGTCAGGAAAATGGTTATTAGTAAAAAGATTAAAAGTGGGATGTATAGAGTTAATGAAACAGGATTTAATTTTAGTTCCCTGAACAATGAAATGTTTAATGAGTGGGCAATAAATTTGGATGATGGTGGTTTTCACTATGATTATGTTCTACTAATGAATGATGATGTGGAAATCATAAACCCAAACTTCCTTGTGGAGATGGTAACATTATCACAAAGGGAAAATGCTGATGTAGTGGGGGCAGCACTGTTTTACCCGGAAGAAAATTATCACAAAAGAGTATACCAACATGGTGGGATTTTTTTAGGTGATGATGTTCACCAATTTGTACACTATGGTAAAGGTAGGAATGCTGAAAGTTTTTATGTTCCAACAAGAGAAGTATCAGCAGTTACATTTGCGTTAGCGTTGATAAAAACTGAATCCTACGATTTGTTTGGTGGATTAGGTGAGAAGTTCTACGGCGATTGTAATGATGTAGACTTCTGTTATAGGGTAAGGAAAGCAGGAGGAAGAATTTGGTATTCTGGTGCGGCAGAGGCATGGCACATGGAATCAGCAACAAGAGATGGTGATCCAACCATGCAGAAAGACTTTGCCAGTAGAGAGTATTACCGCGAAAACAAAAAAGAACTACAGAAAGTATTCACACTATGAAGATCTGTATTATTGGTGGGTTAGGTTATGTTGGGTTTGAGTTGGCGAAAAGGTTTAAGGCTTTAGATCATGAAGTAGCAATCATAGACAAGAACATGTATGGCAAGTGGGATGCAGAAGAAATTACTAAGCTTGCTGAAGAAGGGTATGAAATATCACTGCATGGTATAGAGTTAATGGAAGAAGATAATTATAAAGATGTAGATGTTTTCATTATTTGTAGTGATGTGGATTTTGATGAATTTTATAGTTGTCCAGAATTGGAAGAGTATCTTGTAAAATATGAAGAAGCAATTGGTAAGATCGTTAAAACAAAGAAACAAGTTCAATACATTTATTCAAGTGGTGGCTCAAGTAAGAAAAATTATGTGTTTGGGTTGATTGATAAATATCAGGATGTAGGATTTAATTTTAATATTATTGGATGTCCACAATTATACGGAACATCTAATGCCTTCCGTAGTGATACTGTGGTGAATAAAATGGTAATGGATTTTATTAGTAATGAATATTACTTGATAGATAGAGATCCTATTGAAAGCGTGGAAATTTGTAATATTCATAGTTTTGCTGATTGGGTTGTAGGTTGGATAAATAATGAAAGTGAAAGTAAGCCGTACTCCCGAATTCCAATATTGATATTAGCTAATATGGTACAGAAACTGTTTGGTGGTGATTGTCAAATTGGGATGTCACCAACAGTTAAAACAAAAGAAACTTATAATGATGTGGTGAAATTTAATGGTAAGGAAATGCAGCAGATAGAATTGTTTGTGAATGAAATAAAAAGAGGAATAGAGTTAGGGCCTGCTACAAGGCTGTTTAATCTAGAATTTGATAATACGTTGCAGATGCAGTATGCAGTACAAGGTATGAGATATAAGGATATGTTTTCATGAATGAGAAGGGTGTGATCTATTATAATCGTGGTACAAAGTGTTGCCTGCGTATGCTGGTCAGCATTTTTTCGCTTAGAAGACATTATAAAGGCCCTGTAACAGTTATGATAGAGGGCGAGCAGGACCAGTGGTTTGTAGATAGGGTAAGAGCCTTAAACTGTGATGTAAAGGTTATTCCACATGCTAATCAACATGCCTTGTGTGTAAAGCCTACGTTGCATAGGCATAGTCCGTATGAATTAACGATGTTCTTGGATGCAGATACATTGGTGATTGCGAAGATTGATGAATACTTTGAGATGATTCGCAGGAATGGGTTTGTTACTGGAAATTTCTGTAATTGGAAAACTATGGGCAGTAGCATGTCCAAAAGAATTAAAGCGTGGAAACCGGCAGTACCAGAACTGATTAAGCCAGCGTTGAATTATGGAACAGCAGTTAATACCGGGGTGAATGGTTGGAAGAAAGGTAATCCACTGTTGGAAGAGTGGGACACGGTATGCCAAAAGGGATACGCCCAAAAATGTACTACAAGGATTGTGGATGAGATTGCATGTCAGTTGGTACTTCCACACTTTTCACATAAGTTAGCAGGACCAGACTGGGGAGCAAGCGTAAAGTTTTGGGAGATAACTAAAGAAACAAAGATTATCCATTATCACGGACACAAACATGCTGGCCCTTATCCTAACTGTAAGTACTGGAAAGATATGTATTGGGAGATGAGGCAGAGTGGGGTGTTAGATAAGGAACACGCACACTTTCATGATAAATCTGTAAAGAAATGGCTTAAAGAAGGAGAAAAAGAAATGGCTTGCACGTTAGTAACAGGTGTTAACCAAAAGTATCTGAACAAGTTCAAAGCTAACTTCCCCAAGTGGATGCAGACAAACTACATTAAGAATCTCCCGGTTGTGATTTTTGTACATCCTGATTGTTGGCAGGATGAAATCTGGGAAAAGCTTTCCAATTATGAGGAAGGTTCTACAGATGTAAGGGTAGTGCAGTGGGAGTTTCCACGGGCTGAATCAATGCGTGAAGAAATGCTGACAGCGTTTGTTCTTGGAGTTGCAGAGCATGTTAGA